GGTAATTTCTGTACCGGGCTCGCAATTCATTACAGCAGTATATTCAAGACTACCAAACATGTTTTCCCAGGCATCTGCAAAGGAACTACCTGAACTCATTTTGTCTTGAATATACCGGTCAGTCATTATTGGCCGGAGTTGGCCAATGATGGACTCTTGTGCCATGTTAAGAGCGCGGATCGCTGACGGGTAGAGACTGTTGATGTCGATTGCGCCGATCCAGTCGTGCATGCCTTTTTTGGGGAAAGCAACATAGGCACCTGCTGCTTGTGTGTCACCTTGATCATCTCTGTTTTTCCTATTAGGTACTACCATACCACGTTGATGTGCTTCGTTGATAATCGCTTGCTCAGTGACTGCCACAGCACCCATAGTTGTTTGTAGCAATACTGTATTGTCATGTGCAAGTTCGTTTGCCAAATCCAAGAAACGCAGTTTCTTATCTAGTTTGGCCACAAGCATAGTATCTTGCCTGTTGTAATCAATAAATTTTGGAAAGTCTTTGTTATATAACTGATCTAGTGTTCCTTCATATTGTGTCTTGCGTTCGTCTAGTTCGTATTCACCAATAGCATCCAAGCTATAGCTATGTCGTTCTTCGTATGTGTATTTTCTATACAATTGCATATAGTCCATATGCACACGACCGATAAGATCAAATGTTAGATTCTCTGCGCCAAAACGTTCAAATGTGCGTTGCTTGGGCAGTTGACCCCACAGGCAGAATCTACGTGTGTCATCTTTATTCAATACCTTGGTGGTACGCATGACCATGTATGGAATATCGAACCCTTCTGAGTTCCATCCGCTCAGGATATCTGCATCGTCAATCAAATCTAAAAAAGTATTCAATAGATCTTCTTCACGTTCGAACAAGAAACAATTATCATATTTGTCGCAAATTTCTTGTGCAGTTTCCCAACTGTACGATTTGGGAGGCACAACAAGTGTGACCAATTTGTCCATCCAGTCTAAATAGACGCTAATGGCGGTGATTGGGTTAAACGGATCGTCAGGTCGACTAAAACCTCTTACTGGATCGAAGTCAACCTCAATGTCGAAAAACGCAGTTTGCAGTTTTGGCGAGTTGGCTCCAAGATAGTGTTCTTCCAAACAGCGGAATACTGGATTGATATCCGACTCCCAAAGACGCTTGTTAGAATTAATACGCAGTTCTTTTTGATATTCCTTGTTTGAACGACTTGAAAACCGGCTAACAGGAGTCCCGTAGACAGTACGGAACTTACCGCGAGGGTCGTCGTAGTAAAAAATGTAGTTGGCTGGATATTCTTTGTATACCCGTGCTCCAGAGACACGTTCCACAACATGGATGCGATCTTGATTACGATCATAAAGTGCGTCGACATAACTCATACGTATATTTTATTATTTTCTAAAGAAAAAATCAACTGTGTATTCGCATAGTCGAGCAAAGCATAAACAACCAAACATTAATGCCCACATAAAAACTGCCATACCCGCCCAATAACTAAAAATAGTTAAAGCAATCATGTGAGCATCCTTACCAACCCAATCGTATCAATGGTTGTGAGCAAAACGTAGTTAGCCAGCATGCCAAAGGATTTCCTAGTCCAAGCAGCCCAAGCATACATAGCACAACCAAGGATCCAAATAGGATATAAAACGAGGAGTGGAGGGTTGGGTACCGTGAACGCCATTGTGATGGAGCATCCAATAGAGATAGCCCAAGCAACGAGCTCAACAATAAAACGTAAACGGTTAGATGCCCAATCATCTCGTATCCATTGGAATATGCTGGCTACACAATTGATCAAAGAGTTTTGCCTACAGTTTGCAAGATAGTATTAAGCTCTTCGTTGTCGGCGTTTTCGTCGCCTAATTTGCTTTTATGGGCAATCTTGATTGCCTTTTTAAGAATAGCAGGTTTAATTTCCATTTCTTCGGCAATGGCTTTGATAGTGTCGCTAAGTCCGGCATTGAGATCTTCGACCTCTTGCATGACTGCCATGCCTTCGTTGATAATTTGTGTTAGTTTAGCTTTTTGTTCGGAAGAGAACATACGTGAGCTCATAAAATCTCCTAAGTAAAAACATTATTGTAGATGATTGTGTTTGAAATTGCAAGAAATTTTTGCTCACTTTAATCCTCGGGGCACGACTCCTTTGGATAGCGCAGCAGCCGCGCACACCGGTCCTAAGGGTGTTCTTATTTTTTGGGTTCGCAGGTACGAGTTCGTTCAACGGTCCCGTCTGGTCTACGTTCTTCACGCCAGTCTGAACAAACTTGGGTTTCTGCCTTCTCTGGAATCACTTTATCTACAGCCCAATTGGCCGCCATCCACCCCATCGCACTAAAAAATCCCCACACTAGTATTTCGCCTATCATTTTGGTAATCTTTCTTGAATAATTTGAATCACTTGATCGCTTAAAACCACTTCGTAGTGATTATACTCTACTTCTATTAGATCCATATCCTTGCCATGGTGTTTCTGACTGGCAATCGTAACTACACCATCATTTTTTCCCATCACCCAAGGAGTGTCTCCTTGAGTGGTTACAATATTACACCAAGGATGCTGTACATGAATCTTATTTGCTTCTCGCATGGCCCAACTATTAGGTCCAATGTCTTTGAGCAGCCTACTGTAAGGTAAAAAATACTTGGCCACATCTGCTACCTCAGCACCTCCATAAGGTGTACTCAAAGTCACTGCTCCGATTACATTACTAGGGAATTTGTTTGCAAGATGTAGTGCATATATACCGCCCAAGCTATGACATATGAAAAAAATTTCTTGTAAATCTTTAATCTGATTGCCTATGTCTTCGAGATTTTTTTGAAATCCGTTTCGGCTATCATAGTTAATAACTAAATCTTCGCCGCCAAGATGTTTTCTAATATAATTAAAACTTTCGCTGGTAGCGTTTGCTCCGTGTATATACACCAATAACATTATCTGTACTCCAACCAAAGGTCTGCAAATTTCAATTTAAAATTTGGCCAATAAGCGTCTTCTTGATTTTTATGCCATTTATAAAGATTGTCACAAGTGGTATTTGTTGGCGTGATACTGTTTAAACTGTTGACCATGTCCTCTAGGAATCTTTCTTGTACTGGAGAATAATGATATTGCATAGATTTTTTGAGTTCGTCTACGGCTTTCATAATAAATTCTTTTGGTAAACTGGCAACACTTAAAATATTAGGATAATGCAATTCGTTCCAACGCATCATTGGTATGTCGTTATCAGCAAAATATTCGTGCAGTACTGACAACTGTAATGCATTATAAACACAATATTGACTGGTAATTCCGATCCTATGACCAGGACTTTGTTTGACGCTGTCTTTCAGATACTTTAAGTTTGCTAGCATGGTATTCCAACTGCTACCATGTCTGACATATTCAAATTGTTGTTCTACTGTTTCAAAACTGATATCCCACATTACATTTTTCTTTGTTAATAATTTTTGAAAAATACGATTATTTGCAAGTGGGACACTTAAATTGGTAATGATATTAATAGACACATTCTCGTTGATTGCGTCTAGTAGATAGTCATTTTCTTTTTGCAACAAGGGCTCGCCGCCCAATAGAGCTAAATTTTTTAAAGTACTTTTATTTGATTCAATAAAATTTACAATATCTTCGATGGTGTTATCGTAATTCAATCTATCTAGCGGTTGTTTTTTTAACGAGGCCCATTGGCTACTGGCTTCTTGATCGCAATAAACACAACTTAAATTACAGGTATTTGACCAACGTATATCTAAATTTTGTAGTTTGGTGTCGTGTACGTTATCAACGTCAATTGATTGGTTGTCGGCAATATCGTTATACCACGATCGTTCACTTACCGAACTGTGTTGTTCTTGTCTATAGCAGATGTCACAATTGTTGGTGAATTGGTTGTTAACAATTGATTTCTTTATTTCGATCAGTTTGTGATTTGAGAGCAAATTGGCAATCGGAGTGGTCCGTAAATCACCAATTGACGTGGTACCGGCACAACATGTTTTAAATGTGCCGCCGGTATTGATGTGAATGTTGGTCCAAGGAGCATAACAGAAATTAGGACCAATTTCGTTGCTAAGTTTAATAGACATACACTATTTAAGTGTACTACGTAGCATCCAAGAATGTTTTTTGTGTGCGTCTTGTCTACCAGCCAAGAAATCACTTAGACCGTGTAGACCCAATTCTTCGCTAGCATTGAATACTATACGAAACATTTCAGCCATTCGTTCACTGTCTTCAAACAATTCCATGAGCATGGCTTCAGCTGGTAAAACTTCAACTTCATCGTCTACCAGGCTAAGGATGCTGAAACGTGTAAACGAGCCCGGAGTGTATGTGCCAGTTGCGCGAATTTCTTCAGCAAAGGTATCTATACTACCATATACTTCTTCGTAGATTTTACCAAACAAATCGTGCAGTTGAGGAAAATTAGGTCCCTCAACATTCCAATGAAAATATTGTGCTTTCAAATAAAAAGCAAATTCGCTAGCAAAAGCAATTTTTAATGCTCGTTGTAATTCGTCCATGACAAAACCTTAATACGAGTATTTATCTGCCTTGCCCGCGATATGCTTTGTGAGAACGCTTTTCGCTTTTGTTCATTGCACTAGTTTTGGGTCTACCACCGCCTTGGCTGGTGCGTTTGAATACTGATGTTAATTTGGCTTTATTTGTTTGTTTTGGTGCGGCCATACTAGTTCTCCTTGAAAAGTATTATAAAAATTTACTTAAACGTTTTGCTTTTCCCGTAGTGTTCGTCGTTTGGATCAGGAGTTTCGTACATGACTGTGTCCGAATCACCTAAACGCCATTTGGGATTCTGTTCTACTACATACTTTTTGGTACATACTTTAAAGTCCGGAAATTTCATTTCTTTGGGATTGCTGGCCGCATCAAAGAACAAACATCTGTTATTTGGTTGCGCTGCATATTGTCCGTTATCTAGCTCAATGAAATTGAAACTTTTATGATCTTCGGGCCACTCGCTATAACCTGTATCTATTAGGTTAAGATCCGGATGTGCGTGGTCTACAGTGAACAGATAATTACCTGAATACATATTTTTATCTTTGGCATAGAATTGGCAGCTGAGATTTCTTAAAAAACTTTTTTGAATCACAGTCATATTGTAATCAAAACAGTCCCATATTTGCAATGTGTCTAAAGATAAAAACTTTGCAGAGTCAAGATTCTCTTTGCGTGATACAAACGCATGCAGAGGTAGTTTGTCATAAAGTGCGCCATAGTTTGGTAAGTATGCTTCTATTCTAAAAGCTTGTCCTCTAATACTTTTTATACTAACCCATATACATGGTTCGTATTCGCCGTGGCCTTTTTGAAAGTCGTAAAGAAATTCTTTGCGAACATAACAGTGTACCGGTGGAAGATTAGCTACTAAGAAACTCATTACTGCCTTGGACCAAACAGTCGATTTATAATACTAACGTTTTTACTGCTTGCGTCTTGGGGCGAACGAACCACATTGGTTATTTCTTGATTGACTGCATTTTGTACATCGTCGCGATCAATACCAGCTAATTTTTTAATTGTGCGTAAAGCACCAATCGCTTGATCGGCTGGATGAGGTTGTTCTCGAGGGTTAGGATCTGATATAGTAGGTATTTGTTCAGCCACTGGTTCCGGCATCATGCGTTTGATATCTGACTTGTTTAGATTAGGTGGCCCATTTGCTGCACCGTACTCATCTACTTTTTTTTTAATTGGCACGCAATTATTAACTCGAACATCACCTTTCATCTTAGTGCCAGCTTTACGATAACCTTTCCAGCATTTGGGATCTAATCGAGTTTTTTCTTCACGAATATTGTATCCAGCACGTTCTAATTCTTCAATATAATGTTCAACGTCTTCGTTAGTGACTTGAGTTTTTTCTTCTTTTGGCTTGTCAACAACCTTAACTGATTTGACCTTACGCAAAGGATTATCAAGTTGATACTTTGCTGCTGCTGTATTGGTATCAACTTCAACTTTCTCACCAGCTTTAGCCGGCCTTGTAGTTTGATAATCTTTTTTACCGTTGGATAGCGTAAATTCATATTTTACTGATCCATCACTACTTTCACCAAATCTGTCTCTATAGGTATTAGCCTTCATGCTATTCTTAGATCCAATTACGGCGTGTCCTTCTCCACTTAACAGTAAATCGTACATCAATTTAATAACTTTAAGCGGGCTATCCATTCTTTCTAGTGCCGCTCTAAACCATTCAACCTTTTCTGGCTTCATTGGTCTTTCACTAGGCTTACTAATCAATTCAAAGGCCAAAGTTTTTAATGTAGGTAAGTCTCGTATTCTTTCAAGTTTTTTGAGATCTTCAACATCAAAATTAACTTCTGGCTTACGTGCTTCTTTGACTTGATATTTTTTCTTTAGTTCTGCGGCCTTTGCATAACGTTCTTCGTCAGGAAGATCGTATGTGGCCTTTAGTTCTCGGTAATATTCAGGGTTAGGCAAGCCGGACTTCTTGCGTAGTTCTTGATGACGACGGTGTAGTTTGTCTTGTACAGAACCTTCATCAATACCTAATAATCCTTTAACTGCCTTGATTGTTTTATCATTTCTTGACAAAGAAGGATTGTCTTTGGTATATCTTGGATTACCAAATCTATCATAGCCTACACCGTCGGCGTCTATATAAGCTGTTCTACGTTCTTCTTTACGAGCGTCCTGAATTGGACCATCTACTCCAAAATATGGGTTATCATAAGCCATCTGTTTCAAGTTTGACTTAACTGTAGTACCTAGTGAGGGTGTTGGTAAATCTTTTGCGTAATATACTGGATAGTTGGGCGTTTCTTCTTCCGCCACACCTTGCTCTCTACGCTTTAGTTCTTGTTGCACACGCTTTAGTTGTGCTCCAGAACCAAAT